CTAGCGGGCCTGTCCCGCCGCGCTGCCGTGTCAGTATTCCATTTCCTCCCCGGTAGCTACCCAACCGTCCCCGTCCGCCACGAAAAACCGCGCCAGACAGAGAACCGTTCCCCGCCGTGTCTCAGTCCCCAAATAGAACGTGGCGCACTCTTGCGCTGCCCCAAGATCGGGGAACCGAAACCCCGCGTACTTGGTGCCGTCCTCATCGAAGAACCGCACCGCCCATTGCGGGCGCGGTATGCCGTGCGGCGGGGCCATGTCCGCCGCCGTAGTTGTCTCTCTCACTGTTTCCCCTTTCTAGGTTGTACCGCCAGTGCGGTAGTGGGTTGGGCGGGTGTCGCTCCCGCCACGGGCCTTGCCCCAACCCGTGACCAGTAGGTCAGTCAACCAACCCTTGCGCCGTGAGAGACTCACGGGAGAGCCGTGCGTACTGTGCGAGAGCGTCACGGTGACTCACCCCGCGGGCGAAAGCGTCACGGGAGAACTCTTCCCATGACGGGTGGCCCCACTTCTCGCGGTAGAGCCTTTCATACTCTGCCTGATTCATTGTTTCCCCTATCTGTTAGGCCCGCTGTCTTGCGGGATAACCACACTATACGGAACCGTGACACGGTTGTCAAGCACTCACCAAAGTGACACCCGACACACAACCACAGCAAGCACCAACACACACACCCGCAACCGGAAACACAAGCACAATACAAGTTAGGCGGACCTATCGCGGCCCCACGTCTCGCAAGTGAGACACTGCCCGCCCCCGTGTCTCACGCGCAAGGATCGACCACACAGGGTGGCCGGCGGTCACTCTCCGTGGTCAGACTGATGCGCCCATAACGTCGGTTATGTCCGAAACGCACACGCTCCCGCGAGGCCACAACGGGGGGTATGCCGAGGCACCCACCCCCGGGAATATGTATATCTGTCCAGTTACGGTGTCACTCTTTTGGGGTGTGATCAGCTGGGGGTTGTGTTGTGGCCTGCTGTGGACAGCTCAGACCAACCCGAACGTAGTGAGGGGCGGTAGCGCAAGCCGGAGGCGCGGGAGTTGCTCGCTTGGAGGATGGGGGTTGTTGATCCGGTTTGTCGACGATCCTGGGTTCGCTTCCCCCACGCTTCCAAAGCCTGATGCTTTGAGGTGGCCGTTGCTAGTTGCTTTTAGCCGACACCTTGATGGTTGAGTCTTTGGTCGTTGACTCGAACGCTGCTTGTTCCTCTTATGCAACAGGGCCAGGGTCGGTCGTGGATACTGGTTGGTTGCAGGGAACATCTACCCTAGTTTCCTAGTGTGAAATGCCCCGCACCGTGCAACTGGTGTACAGCCTTGCTTGCCGTGTCTGCCTCCCGGCGAGACGGTCTTTGTAAGTTGCGGTGGTGAGTGTACATGGTGGTGTAAGGTGCGTGTCAGGTTTCAACCGTAAAACTTTGAGAGGGGTTTTCGTGGCTAAGTTCATTTCGTATGGTGGTGGTGTTCAGTCCACTGCGATGATTGTGTTGGCGACGCAGGGGAAGATTCCTGGTGTGCAGGCCGCGTTGTTTTCGAATGTGGGGGATGATTCGGAGCATCCTGCTACGAATCGGTTTGTGCGTGAGGTGATGGTTCCGTGGGCTGCTGAACGCGGGTTTGAGGTGTTGGAGTTGCAGAGGACGTTGAAGGATGGGTCTTCGCAGACTTTGTGGCAGCGCATGATGGATTATGAGGGGGACAAGCTTCGTGAGCCGATCCCTGTGTATGGCTGGTCGGGTGCGCCGATGTCGAGGGCTTGTACTGTGGACCATAAAATCAAGGTTTTGGGGAAGTATGTGAAGTCTGTTGTTCCGAAGTCTGAGTGGCCTATTCAGATGTGTATTGGTATTTCGGTTGATGAGATTGAACGGGCAGGGAAAGGTAAGGGGCAGGCATGGGAGGAACGGGTTTATCCGTTGCTTGATTTGGGTTTGAACCGGAATGATTGTGTTGAGGTGATTCGGGAGGCTGGTTTGCCTGTTCCTCCTAAGTCGTCGTGTTTTTTTTGTCCGTTTCATTCTTCGCAGGTGTGGTCTGAGTTGCGGCGTGATGATCCAGAGTTGTTTGAGAAGGCAGCCCAGTTGGAGGACAAGTTGCATGAGAGGCGTGATAATCGTGGGATGCAACGTGTGTTTTTGACTCGTAAGGGTGTCCCGTTGAGGGAGGCGGTTGGTGAAGCTGGCCCAACTTTGTTCAACACTTTGGATGGGGTGTTCAATGACGGTGGTTGTGATGAGGGCTACTGTTGGGTGTAGATGGGTACTAAGCGAGCTGTTTCTGTTGCTGACAAAGCAAAGTTTTTTGCGTTGGTGACGGCTGGGCATACGATCAGGGATGCTTCCAGGCAGGCGGGGGTTCATTACAATACGGGTTCGAATTGGGTGAAGAAAGCGAAGTTGTTGGCTGCCCAGCGGGAGGAGGCGGAGCATCGAGCAAATCGCGGTAAAGGGAGTGGGGGTCGTCAGCAGCATGATTTTCAGTTGGCGTTGGATGCTGCGGATTTGCCGTCTGTGGTGCCGGTTGATCAGTTGTGTGATGAGGCCCGCAGGGGGTTGGACGATTTCGACTTCTTCAGGCGACACTATTTGGGGAGGGTGCCGTCTCCGTGGCAGGTTGAGGCCGCGTATCAGCTGATTGAGTTGTTGGAGTCAGAGGAAAAAGAGTTTGTTGTGTTGAACGTGCCTCCGGGTGCGGGTAAGTCGACCTTGTTCCATGATGTTGCGGTGTGGGCGATTGTCCGTAACCGCCGTATTCGTGTGATGATTGGGTCGGTGTCGCAGAATATGGCGAAGTTGTATTCCCGTCGTATTCGTGAAACACTTGAGCGTGTGCAGCCGATTCAGCCTGATCCGATGATGGTGGCTAAGGGGATTGCGGTGAACGCGGAGGGGTGTTTGGCGTTGGATTACGGCAGGTTCCGCCCGACGGATAAGGGTGCGTTGTGGCGAGCCGACGAGTTTGTTGTTGAACAGTTGGATGGCAATGGGTTGGACAACAAGGAACCCACCGTGAGGGCTTACGGTATCGAAGCAGAGTTCATTGGTCACCGCGCCGACCTGTGCCTGTTTGACGATGTGGCTTCCCCAGATAATGCTCGTGAGTCTGTTGCTAGGGACAAGTTGTTGGAGCGTTGGGACAATGTGGCTGAGGCCCGTTGCGATCCCGGTGGTTTGTTGGCGGTGGTGGGGCAGCGGTTGGGGTCAGGTGACCTGTACGCGCATTGCCTCGCCAAAGAAACGTATGACATTGAGGACGACATCAACTATGACGGCTCGGATGTCGAAACCCCTGAGGATGTCCAGGAGGGGCAGCCGGTCCGTCAGAAGAAGTATCGCCACATCATCTACAAAGCGTATTACGAAGAGTTGGATACGGGGAAAGCTTCGCGGGCGTTCAACGCTTTGCCGTATCCTGACGGCCCGCTGCTGGACCCGAAACGGCTCCCGTGGAAAGACCTGTCGTTTATTCGCTACTCAAAACCTGATGTGTTCAATGTGGTGTACCAGCAGGAAGACCTTGATTTGGATTCTCGCCTCATTGACCGCACCTGGATGACTGGTGGCACCGGTATGGATGGGGTTCACTATCCGGGCTGTATCGACAATGATCGCCAACCAGGGTACATCCCTGAGGGGTTGGCGCACCCGTGGATTTCTATCGTTGCGGTTGACCCCAGCCCCACAATGTTTTGGGCTTTCGTGTGGATCATCTATCAGCCTGATTTGAAGCTTTACCATGTGGTTGATGTGGAACGGGTCAAACTGTCCGCTGAGGAAGTGTTGGGGTACGACACGATGACCGGTGAGTATTCGGGGTTGATGAACGAATGGCAGGAACGGTCATACGATATGGGGTATCCGATTAGTCATTGGGTGGTGGAAATCAACGCCGCGCAACGGTTTTTGTTGCAACATGATTTTGTGCGTAAGTGGCAGGCCGCGAATCGTGTGAATGTGGTTCCGCATACCACGACCCGTAACAAGGTGGATGAGAACCTGGGGGTGGAGGCTTTGTTGCCGCCTGTGATCAGGTCGGGGGCTATGCGGTTTCCGTCGATGCGGGGCAACTGGAAAACCCTCGCCGCCCTCGACGAACTCACCAAATGGTCCCGCGACAAGAAGAACGGGACGGACATCGTGATGGCTTTGTGGATGGCGGTTTTGAACATCCCTAATTTGACTCAGGCGAAACGCCCCCCGCGCCAGTGGCGACCTTCGTGGATGTTGACTGGGTGATGTGTGCTATGTTTCGGGTGTTCCGACCGGAAGGATGAAAATGGCAGCGAAGAAGATGACTGGCGGCAAGACCCCGCCGAAGCGAACCGATACCGCTGGTCGCAGTGGGATGGGTGCGTCCGAACGCCGCATCCCCATCATCAGTGGTCCTCGACAGGGTGAGCGCGTCAAGGAATCAGATGTGAAGTCGCTTTTCCCGAAGGCAACTGGCAACATTGTGGGTCTTCGCAGCAAAGGAACAGCTAAGGGTGCCGCAGGTTCCGGTGGCGTGAAGATTACTTATCAGCCTGTTTATGGTTCTAGTGTCGCCAAAAAGACAGCAGCCAAGAAGCCTGCATCGTCTATCAAGAAGAAGTAACAACACGCAACTGTGTTATCTTTGGGGGTCCGACCGACAAAAGAGGCTGCATGAAAACAGTTGAGGAAATCGTTGCCCTGTACCGTGACCGGCACACGACCCTCGGCCCTGTTCTCCAGCAGATGCGCGAAGTACGTCGCCTTGCAAACGGTGAAGTGGTCGTACCACTGTCCGAACTTGACCGCACCGCACGATCCTCCGTGGCGAACCTGTTCGTCCAGGGACTTGACCAGATGGCGATGCGCGTCACCTCGACACAGCCGTCACCGTATTTCCCTGCGTTGCGTGAAGGACAGGACCGTTCAATGCAGTTCGCCCGCGACAGGAAACGGGCCATGCTGTCAATTTGGGATCAGAACCGGATGGGACAGAAGGACCGTCGCCGCGCCCGCAACTTTTTTGCGTACTCATCCGCCCCGGTGTTCCTGAAGCCGAACTTTGACAAGCGACTGGTCGAATGGCATCTGCGGAACCCGCTTGACACGTTCGCCGCACCAATCGTTGACGAATCAAACCCTGTCCCCGACAACGTGATTTTTACTTACAGCCGCAGCTACCAGTGGTTGATGCGTAACTATGGGTTCCTAAACGGTGTGTTGCGGGTTGGTGACCCCGCCCCGGACGACATGTTCACTGTTTTGGAGTATGTCGACGACATGGAAGTGGTGCTGGTTGTTCTTGGTTATGAACGTGACCGTGATCCGCTGTCCGGTTCGATGTATATGGGTCGCCCTGCGGTGGAGTTGTCGCGTGTCCCGAACCGTTGCGGTATGCCGTTGGTCGTCATCCCGTCCCGTATCACGCTTGACAAGCCGAAAGGCCAGTTCGACGGGCTGCTCGGCATGTATTACACCCGTGCAAGGCTTCAGGCACTCACCGAAATCGCTATCGAGCGCGGTATTTTCCCTGACGAGTACCTTGTTGCGCGTCCCGGTGAGAACCCTGAAATCATTCAGATTGCTGACGGCAAGACAGGTCAGCTTGGTGTCGTCAAGGGTGGCGACATTCAGCAGTTGCAGTCCCAACCGGGTTACAAAACGGACACTGCGTTGGACAGGTTGGAACGGCAGGAGCGTTTGGAGGGTGCCATCCCCGCCGAGTTCGGTGGTGAAAGCGGTACGAATATCCGTACCGGTCGCCGTGGCGAGTCCATTCTGTCTGCAACAGTGGATTTCCGTATCCAAGAGGCGCAGGACATCATGGCTGCCGCCCGTGTCGAGGAAGACAAGATCGCTATCCACATGGAAAAGACGTATTGGGGTAACGAACCCAAGTCTTTTTTCATTCCTGGCATGAAGGGAGGCGTGAAGGATTACACGCCGAACAAACTGTGGGAAACCGATTTCCATTATGTGTCGTACTCTGCGTCGGGTTCCGATGTGAACAGCCTGATTGTCGGGTTGGGTCAGCGTCTCGGCACCGGTTTGATGTCGAAGGAGTCGGCCCGCGAGGCAGACCCGCTGATTGCGGACCCCGAACTTGAAAAGGACCGTATCGTTGCGGAAGGTATCGAGGCGGCACTGTTGTCGTCGATTCAGGCGCAAGCCGCCGATCCGAACGGCCCGTACCAGCCTGATGATTTGGCTTTCATTGCGGAACAAGTCCAGTCAAACAAGATGTCTTTGCCTGAGGCAATCATGGCTGCACAGAAACGCGCCCAGGAACGGCAGGCCACCCCTGCACCGACGGGCGCACCCGAGACGATGCCTGGTTTGGCGATGCCGGGAATGGGTGCAGAACAACCCGTTGCGGCACCTCCGGCTGGGATGGAAGGTCTGCTCGCACAGCTCGGTGGTGGTGGTGCCGCATCAGCACAACAGCCGACTTCGCCGGGTGGTGTGTTGAGTCTTGCTAACAGGTTGGGTTGATCATGGTAGCAAAGAAGTATTCAAACAGGTCTGATTTGTCTAACCCTGCAAAGAAGGTCGCTGTTGCGGCGGCTAAGGGGCAGACGTATGGTGAGGCTGGGAAGCAGATGGAATCCCAGCGGGCCGTGCCGATGGCTCCTGCACCGACTGATGCTGTTCAGGTTGCACCGTCTGTGGGGCCGGGTCAGTTGGGTGCGTTCAACCGTCCGACTGAACGCCCGATGGAACCTGTCACGGCTGGCGCATCGTTTGGTCCTGGGCCTACGCCGTCTACACGGTTTGCGGTCCCTGTTGACAATGACCCTGTGTTGAACGAGTTGCGGGCGTTGTATGAGGCGTACCCGAATGATGATTTGGCTGACATGATTGATTCGTACATTCGTGAGGGGTACTGATGCCTTTTTCGGCGTTTGATCCTGTCAACGAGGAATCATCAAACGCGCAGGCTGTCAATGTTGTTGCGGAGATTGAACGACTGAAGAAGTCTGCCCGCCCTGAGGTGGCTTCTCGTATCGCAGAGATTTACCGGTCTGCGCCGTATATTCCGCCTGCGGTGATTTTGTCGATGGCGAAGGCTGGGGTGTCTGACCAGACTGTTGAGGCATCTAAGAAGGCTGCCGCGTTGAAGTATGTGCGGGACAACGACCCGCAGCGTGATGACGGCAACTGGTTCTCCAGGAATGTGTACGGCAATTTCAAGGCGGCAACCCGTTGGACTTTTGCTGGTTTGCAGTTGCTTCCTGATTTGGCGCAGAACGTCGGCGCAGAAATCTTCTCTCCGAATGATCCTGCTGGTATGGACGGCTGGTTCAAGTCCACGAACCTTGGCACCCTCATCTCGAACTCGTCTCAGGCTGGCGAAGGTTTTTTTATCGGTGGTGAGGCAGCTGAGAAGCAAGCTGAACGCGCCCGCAAGTTTCGTGGAACGATCAACAATCATGCGTGGACTATCGGGCGTGGTGCGGCACAGTTGGCTTTCACTCCCGGTTCGAAGCCGTACAACGTGCTGTCGGGGTTTGTTGATGCGGCAGTCCAAATTGGTGCAGACCCCACCTTTTTGGTGGGAAAACCTTTGGCAGCCGCAAGAACAGCGAGGGCAACGATTCCGGGTTTGGTTGGTGCTGATGCTCTGACGGCGGCCCGCGCTTTAGCTAGAGGCGAGGCAGGGTTGGGGTCTGCTGAACAGATTGCTTTCAAGGCGACACAGTTCGGCAAGTGGGTCACTTCCGACAAGAGAGCTGTCCGTTTGACGGGGCAGATTGTTGACATTGCCAAGAACGCTGACCTGTCTGACGAACAAAAAGTTTTGTCGTTGCTAGAAAAGTTTGATTACAACATTTCCCCGCAGATTGCGTCAGAGTTCGCCAAAGCTGATGACGGTCTGAAGGTTCAGGGTTTGCTCGGGGAGGCTTCCAGCAGGTTGCAGGGGACACCGGACGAGATTCTGCTCCCGAAGGATGTCCGTGAGATTCGCGGTGCTACCGCTACCTCGGCTTGGCTTGACGAAAAAGCTGAGCGTGTCCCGTTGTTTCGTAATGTCCGCAACAACCGGTTTTTCAGTCAGGTGCCGAAGAATCAGGTTGTCATCAACGGGTCAGGCATTGACAAGGCGCAGGCAATCAAGAACTACTCGAACTATATGAAGGGTATCGGGTTCGGGCCTGACAGTGACGAATACAAGAATGTGATGGATCAGGTTGTTCGGGCGTATTCGTTGTCTGATCCTGGTGCGTCCCGTCCTGCTGTCCAAGAAGCGTTTGACAATGCTTTGCGTGTCATTGCCACCAAAGCCGCTGGGCGCACTGGTGCGGGTGTTGATGATGTGTGGAAACGGATGGTTGCCGCAAAGAACGCTGAACTTGCCAAGTCCAGAGTGTTCACGGTGGACGAAATTGGTTGGGCCGATGATGGTGGTTTAGTTCAAAGCCTTCTGAGGTATTTCCCGCAGGAAGTTATTGATGATTTGCCGCAGGATGCACTTGATCGTCTTGTTTTGACGGGGCCGGGGGCGTTGAACGAACTGGCTGATGAGGTTGCCGTTCTTCCTGATTTCAGGGAGGTACGCAAGTTTGCTGGCATCTTATCGAGGGTCAGCACGAAGCAACCTGTTGAGAAGGTGAATGCGCTGATTGAGTCGGCGCAGAACGAACTGTGGAAGCCGTTGGCGTTGGCTACTGGTGGGTACATCATGCGTAACATGATTGATGCTCAGACCCGTATTGCGATGAATGGTATGTCGGGTTTGTTCCGTCATCCGCAGGATTTCATTCTGTGGGTGATGAACAAGAAGGGTTTTGAGGACATCAAGGGTGTCGAGTTTGAGGATGTTCTCCGCACGAACGTGGAGGAGTGGGGCGAAAACCAGCGGGAGATGGTTGATGCTCTCACTTTTGACACATACAAGAATCTTGATCGACCTGTTGACGCAAAGACAAACCAGTTCCGGAACGGCAACTGGACTGAAGTAAATCAGGGTGTTGATCCGAACGCGCACCGCATCGGTTATGTCGACAACCTTGCTCAGATTCACACCGACGCGGTGAATGGTCAGATTTCTCGGTTTGACCTGATGGGTTTGACCGAGGAACGCCAAACCGAACTCATCATTCAGTGGTTGAACCAGCCGGAACAGGCCAAGATTCTTGAGTCGTTGAACCGTTACGCCAAACTGGGTTTGAAGGTTGGCGACCCCGAAAACGGCAATGTTGGTGCTGTCATCCAGTTGGGCGACAATGCTTTGGAGGATTTTGTTGCTGGCTGGGTCAGCAAGTTGTCCCGCATGAAGACCAGCACGATCACCCGTGGCGACAAGGATTTGCAGGTTGTTGCCGCCTACAACCGTGTTCCGCTTATCACGACAGAGAATGGTGTCCGTGTTATTGCCCCGGTGGAACGCATCAACGCAGACGACCTTGCCAACATTACGGACACTCGCCCCGGGACGATTGTTGATTTGGGCAACGACAAGCAGGGGGTCATCATCAACCGGTTTGACCGGGCAGGCAATCAGATTGATCCGTTCACGGGTGAAGTAATGACTGATGTTGTGCTGGATATTCAGCCTGTTTTCAATGATGTCGCTATTGACATTCCTGTCGCACAGTTCGCCCCTGAGGTGCTTGGCGAATCCTATGGTTCTGCTGAACTGCGTGAACTTCTCACCATCAAAGGCAATCAAGGTCAACTGGCCCAGTTCGTGAAGCGAGCTGAACGAGGCGCGGGACAGGTTGCTTCACGCAGGTTCGGTAAAGCGGGGGCCGCAGCCGACTATTTTGTTGACAAGTTTTTTGTGAACCTCTATGGGCGTGGTACACAGATTCTTGAGAAGTCGCCGGTGTTCCGCCAATACTATTTCCGTGAGATTCTTGCTACTGCCGACGAGCTGGCACCTGATCAGGCACAGATGATTCTGTCAAGGGTGCTGGCTTCTGCCGAGCAGGAAGGTATTCCTGCGGCCCGTTATGTCGGCGGCAAAGATGTCCTTGAAAAACTGAGGACTGTTGCTGATTCTGTGTCTGATGCGACCGGAACCGTGGACGAACTTGATGCTTACGCAAAAGCGGTGGCCCTCCGCGAAACTAAAAACCTTCTGTACAACGCAACAGAGCGTTCCAACCTGGAAGACATCCTCCGTGTCGTAATCCCGTTCGGCGGTGCATGGCGCGAAGTTCTCGGCACCTACGCCCGCGCAGCCATTGAAGACCCTACCCGTATCCGCCGCGCACAACTCATCTTTGACGGCGCACGAAAGTTTGATCCTGACGGTGACGGCGAAGGATTCTTCTATAAGGATGCCACCACTGGGGAATACTCGTTCAACTTCCCGCTTTCAGGCTGGTTCTCCCAGCTGCTGACGGGGTTGGACACCCCGTTGCAGGCACCCGTAAAGCGTGTCTCTATCGGTCTTGGTGTCATCCCGTCTGTCGGTCCAGTCGGGCAAATTGCCGCATCAAAACTGTTGCCGGACACACCTTCAACTGATTTCATCAGGGGAATCCTGCTCCCATACGGGGAGAAAACCACGTTGGGTTTCGTCCCCAAATGGGTGTCCCGCCTGAACGAAGCCCTCGAAGGCAACACGATGAACCTTGGCACCGTGTACGGAAACACCTATATTGAAACCCTTCGGGCGTTGTCCACCTCCGGCGAGTACGACCTTGCGGATTTCAACGATCAGGAACAACTGTACGCCGATGCACGATGGAAAGCCCGCATCATCACCGGTATGCGGGCATTGGGCCAGTTCTTCGGTCCTACCGCCCCCAGCCCTGAGTTCCGTATCACCACCAAAGACGGCGACATGTACGCCACCCAGCTCATCAAAGAGTTCCAAAAGTTGCAGGCAGACAACTACGACACCGCCGTGTCCGAGTTTCTCCGCATCTACGGCAACGATGCCCTGCTGTATTTGTCGAACAAAACCGAATCTGTTGCGGGCGGGCTGGAAGCCACCGAACAGTTCGGAGACTGGGAACGCCGCAACGGTGACCTGCTGAAGAAGTACCCGAATGTTGCCGGGTTCATGGCCCCCGGTGGCGACAACTTCTCGTTTGAGGTGTGGTCACGGCAGGTGACCAACGGGAAACGTCGCCGTCTCACGGACCGTGAAATTGTGGAAGCAGCCCAATACAGGGCGGCGGCATCCCAGTATCGGGCTATGCGCGACAAGCTTCCTCCGTCTCCGTCCGCTGAACAGAAAGCATGGCTCCGCAGGTGGCGGCAAAAACTGAACAAGGAATATCCTGGTTTCCCGGTTGTTGCAGAGTTCAACCCTGGTGAGTTCCCAGCCAAGATTGAGGAACTGACACGCATGGTTCAGGAGGGTTCCCTTGCTGACAATGATGTGGCTCAGGCGACTGCCCTGTATTTGCGGAAGCGTGATCAGGCGTTGCAGTCGGCGGCATCTGCTGGGTATTCCAGTTTGGCTTCTAATGCGGCGGCCCCGTTGCGGGACTGGCTGATTGGTCACGCGCAGGCGATTGTGGCGGAGACACCCGAGTTTGCCCGTATTTATGACAGACTGTTGGCTGCGGAAATCGAGGATTGAGAATGGCTGAGCAGACGAACACAACCACGAATGAGGTGAGCGACACCGCACCGGAGTTGACCCCGTCGGGTAACAGCAATGTGCTTCTTCCGAGTGTTCGTTTGCGTCCCCGCAAGGTTGTCAAGGTTGGCGAGGGCGTAACGCCCCCGACTGTGGAGGAACAACCCCCTCAGGGTTATATCGGTCAGGGTCTTGTTGACAAGGACGGGGTGCTGGTTCGGGGCCAGTACAGCGAAGATGAGGCATTCAGCGAGATAGCCCGGTTCGGGACACCCGCCGAAAGGTTGGCTAAGTTGAACCGTTTGGCTGCTCTCGGCCTGTACGGAAACTCTCGCCCGTCTTCTACTGGCACGATGGCCCGCGACATTTCTGCTGTGAAGAACGCGATGCTGTACGCCAACGCTGAGGGTGTAACACTTGACCGCGCTATTGATTTGATGGCTGCCGATCCCAACATCAAGGCAAAGGTTGCTGGAGGTGCAAGGGTTCGCACAACCGCTAAACAGGATTTGCGTCAGGTGTTCAAGCAGGCTGCTGGTTCGGTGTTGGGTCGCCAGTTGTCTGATGCTGAGGTCGAAAAGTTTGTTCGTTCGTATAACGCTATGGAGGTGTCTGAGGCTATGGGTGGGGCGGCTGTGCCGACTGCTCAGACAGCGGCGTTGGAGGCTGTGGAGGCTTCTAACCCGGAGGAAGCTGGGGCGATGAAAATGTTGGGTTATGCGGATGTTATTGACCAGTTGATGAAAGGTCTTGGCTGATGGCAACCGAGCAGGAACTCCAGGCACAGTATGAGAAGCTGAAGGCGGCTAGGGAGAAACTGGATAGTTCGCCGCGCAATGCGGATGGGACGATTACGGTCAACGGAAAGAAGATTTCTGCTGCCGAGTTCAAGGCGTTGATGGATGACGCTAAAAGTAAGGAATCCACAGCCAAAAAGAATCTTGCTCAAGCAACGACTCTTGCCAAGAGGGAATCCAAGCGACGCGACAGGTACGTTTCGCAACTTGAAGATCAGCGCAAGGGTTATCTCCAGACGGTTGCGGCTTTGTCGAACCAGATTGAGAAAGGTTTTTCACCCAACCCTGAAGAGGCCCAAACCAGGATTGATGCCGCCAATGCGGAGATTGCAAAGATTGATGCGGTGTTGTCGGCCCCGGTTATCACACCTGTTTTTGATGATGTAGGTCAGGCTGTTGTTACTTCTGTTGCCGCAACTCCCGCGCCGCCAGTTGAAGGTATGACTGCTGCTCAGCAAGAGGGTTTGCGTCGTCGTGGTCAGGTTGCTGGCGGGTTCGGTAAGACTGCCCCTGCTCAACCGAAGGTGGAACCCAAGGAGCAGATTACGCCTGGTGGCGGTGTAGGCCGTGGGGGCGGCAAGTTGCCGTCCGCACCGAAGATGAACTGGGATCGTGTCTCAGCAAAGTTCCGCGAGTTGTTCCCCACGCAGGCATGGATTCTTGACATTGACCGAACCAAATACCCCGATGTCGAGGCGTTGCTTCGTAGAGCTGTTGACCCGCAAAGCGAAATGACTGCTGAACGGTTTGGTGCTGAATACCAAAACACGTCGTTCTACAAGGAGTTGGCGACCACGGGGAAGGTTCGCCAAATCAAGCAACTGATTGGTGATGCAGGCTTTGACTCTGTTCCGTTCAACGCTTTCGTGACGAAGGCAATGAACCTCAGCTGGGAAGGCGACACCCTCAAGTTCGAGGCATACAAAGAAGCGTTCCGCAAGGACGACACAGGCCAGTTCGTCAACCCGACCGCTGTGACCCGCATCAAAAAGTCCAACGACTATTTGGGTATCGCCAACATCGGCAAGGCGTACTTCAACCAGGTTTCGGATGACACCATCCAGCGGACCTTGACTGGTGAGATGACGACAGAGGATGTGCAACGCCAGCAGCGTGAGGTGGCGAAAGCCCGGTACGGGCATCTTTCTCCGTTGATTGATCAGGGTTTGACGTTGGATGAAATCAGTGGTTCGTTCAAGACTGCGGCGGCACAACTGTTGGAGGTTGATCCGAACACGATTGACATGTCGAACGCCCAGTATGAGGTTGCTCTCAATTTTGGGGAGGAAGGCAAGAAGCGTGTGATGACAAATGGGGAGTGGCAGAAACTTCTGCGTACTGATGCACGGTATGGTTGGGATAAGACTGAGAACGCCAAGCGTGAGGCCCGCGAATGGGCATCAGCATTGAGGCAAACATTCGGGAGGATCATCTGATGGCTGACGAAGATTCCGCACTACAAATCATCCTGCGCGAACTCAGATTCTTGGGTGTCAACGACAAGACACTTGAAGACGAAATTGCGAAGTTGTGGCAGGCAGAACAGGTCCCGCCGGACATTGACGAAATCGGTGTCCGCCTGAGGGACAACAAGGTTTTTCAGGACAGGTTTCCCGCCAACAAGATTCTTGCTGACCAAGGCAAACAGCAGTTCACGGTCAGGCAGTATCTCACCTTAGAAGCCGACTACAAGCGGACCCTCCAGCAGCGAGGGATGCCCCCCGGTTTTTACGACCAGCCAAGCGACTTTCAAAACTTCATCGCCCAAGACGTGTCCCCCGACGAACTGGGCGCACGAATCGACCAGGGCTACCAAGCTGTCCGCAACGCCCCCGCCAACGTCGTCGCAGAGTTCCAACGCCTGTACGGTGTCTCCGAAGGCGACCTTGCCGCCTACTTCATAGACCCCACCCGCGCCCGCCCCACGTTCGACCGGTACGAAGCTGAACGGCAGGCACGATCCGCCGCTATTTCCGCGCAGGCCCAGCAGCAGGCCCAAATCCAGTTGCAGACCCAGGAAGCTGAGGCTCTCGCTAGGGCTGGGGTTACCCCTGAGCAGGCACAGGCTGGGTTCACCGACATCGCGGAAAGTCAAGGACTGTTCGCAGGGCAGATGCAAGGCGAACAAGCAGTCAGCCGTGAAGAACAAATCGGAGCCACATTCGGCACCAACGCCGCAGCCCGCAAAGCCATCGCAGAACGCCGCCGCCGACGCACAGCCCAATTCGAGGCGGGCGGAGGATTCGCAGGACAAGGCCAAGCATCCGCAACCGGTCTGACCACCATCGGTCAATGACCTGCCAAAACTGCGACACCGACTTTGATCCCATCGCATGCCGATGGCGATGCCCCAACTGCGGACTGAAACACCACTGCTGCGAAGGAACCTGCGGCTCATAGTGGAAACCAAACCACAGTTATGTAATTATTTCGTGTGAAGCCGAGTGCTGGACCCTCAGACCGCCCCCCGAGTCCGAGGCGAACATACGGGGTGTAACAACGTAGCCACCAGGTTTCCTCCGATCCTGGTGTGGACACAAGGAGTGTGCCAATGTCAGATTTCGCAGACGAGTTCTACGAGGACGACGACCAGCAAGAGACGCAGAAGAACCCAGTTCGAGCGCGACTCAAGCAGCTGGAAAAGCAGAACGCTGAACTACTCAAGCAAATTGAGCAGGCCAACGAAGCCCAAAAGAAACTGACCTTCATGGAAGCAGGCATCAACGCCAGCGACCCGAAGTTCAAATATTTCGTCAAAGGCTACGACGGTGAGTACACAGCAGAAGCAATCCGGCAGGCAGCTGAAGAAGCACAACTGATTACACCCTCACCGTCACCGGCAGCCGAGGACCGTCAGGCGTGGCAGCAATCCAACCGGGTTGCGGCAGGCGCAGAGACATCCTCCGAAGGCCCGTCATGGATGAAGCGAATCAATGATGCCCAGTCCGAATCCGAACTCATGGCGATTTTTGCAGAGGCACAAGCCCAGGGCATTGACCTGGGTGGCAACTGACAAACCTCAACCCTGAAAAGGAAAAACCAAAATGGCTGACTACTACGCCGCCGAAACCGGTACAGCAAACCTCTCGGTCGACCAGACCGCGTTCGAGAAGCTTGCGTACTTCGCCCTCCGCCCGGAGATGTACTACGACCAGTTCGCAGATGTCCAGGCAACCAACGCCACCAACCCCGGTGCGACCATCACGTTCACCGTGTTCGCAGACCTCGCCGCCGCCACCACGGCTCTCGGTGAGGCAGAGGATGTCACCCCTGTTGCGATGAGCGACAGCCAGGTGTCCGTCACCCTGGCTGAGTACGGCAACGCGACCGTCACGACCGCCAAGCTGCGGGCCACCTCGTTCCTCCCGGTTGACCCGGTTGCTGCGAACGCGGTCGGCTACAACGCCGGTCTGTCCATTGACACGATTTGCCGTTCGGTCCTCCAGGCTGGCAACAACGTGATCTACGCGACCGGTGGTGCCACCGACCCGTCAAGCCGCACGACCATCAACACGGATGACACCCTCGCAGCGAACGATGTCCGCAAGGTCGTCGCCCAGCTCCGTGGTGCGAACGTGCCGACCATCGGCGGTTCCTACGTCGGTTTCATCCACCCGGACGTGTCGTACGACTTCCGTTCCGCGACGGATGCCGCCGCGTGGCGTACCCCCGCGAACTACGTCAACCCCGAGGGCATCTACAACGGTGAAATCGGCATGTTCGAGGGTGTCCGCTTCATGGAGTCCCCCCGCGCACCGCTGTTCGCCAATGCGTCGGACAACTCGGGTTCGGCTGGCACCATCGACGTGTACGGCACCCTCATCATGGGCCGTCAGGCTCTCGCTAAGGGCATCAGCCTCGGCGGTGAGTACGGTTCGCAGCCGACCATCGTGTACGGCACGGTGACCGACATCCTGAAGCGTTTCCGCCCGGTGGGCTGGAAGCACTTCGTCGGGTACGGGGTGTTCCGTCAGGAGGCTCTGCGCCGCATCGAGTCCGCGTCGAGCATCGGCACGAACGCCTGATAATCCTTCCCCCGGTTTGGGGAAGATGGGTAGGGTCCCCCCGCGCAAGCGGGGGGGAACTCTGCTAAGTTTTCAACATCAGCCATCTAGTAAAGGACACAGTTATGGCAGCGAAGAAGATGCCCGCTAAGAAGGCGGCACCCGCGAAGAAGGCGGCACCCGCGAAGAAGGCCGTCGCCAAGAAGGCGATGCCGCGAAACAAGGATGTTGCAGGGGATGACAGAAAGGCCGGGGAGCAGGCCCGAAGCAGAGCATCAAAAATTGGAAGGCCGATTGGTAAGACAACGGTTGAAAAAGGATACTTCAACACATTTGGCAAATCCCCCAATGAACTGGCTATCGCTACCGATGTGGAAATTGGTCAGGGCAGAATAGTTCGCGTTTTCGAAGAAAAGGAAAAGCGTCGTTTCCGGCCCGACAAGAGAAAAACAACCCTCTACGCAATGCCTACAATGGGGGGCCGCACCAGTCCACTAAAGAAGAAGTAGTCCTTCCCTCCGCCCAGTTCGGGAAGATGAGCAGGCCCCCCGCGCAAGCGGGGGGTTTTGCTATTCTCCGTGCATGGCTACGTTTCGTCCTCCGACAGATTTGTATGTGTCGTGGGATGACGGCACGGAAGGAATCTTCAGGTATTTGAAGAACTTCCCGAGGGGCAGGAACGTGTACAAGTTGACAGATGGATCGTTCACAGAGAACCAGCCGGGGGACATGTCCGCGGTTGAGAAGATTTATCATGGGGGCCATATCCATGAGTTGACTGCCGCTGAGGAAGCGGACCTTATTGAAGCTGGATACGAGGATTACATAACGTGAAACACGCAGAGACGCATCCGTCGCTGGATGTGGAAGGGTGCTTCGGGTGTCGGGTTGCCGGGATTTCTTTCGGGGCTAATTCGACGACGACCCGTGGGGCGCAGGTTGCGGCGACGAACCGGACAGCAAAGAATTGGGATAAGGACATGCCTGCTTATAAGCGGTTGCGTCAGAACGGTTTGCAGCCTCGCGGGATTGACGGGGCGGCAGCACTGGAGGCGAGGGCCGAGACTGTGGCACAGGTGGAGGGGCGACCGGATGTTGAGCGTTTGGTTGCGCGTGGTGTTGCGGAGTGAACTTCCAGTCGTGGACGGGGTTTGACGACCCCAGGTTCGGGTACGGTTCAATGAGCCACGGGTTTCGTGGGGCGTTACCGAAGACTGTGACGCTGGACCCTAAGGGTTCGGTCAATGTTCATATGTCGGTGCCGAACGTGTACAAGGGTTGGTTTGAGGGGCAGCATCGGGTGTTGTTTTCGATGTGGGAAACCGATGTGTTGCCTGCGGATTTTCGTAACTGGTTGGGTCAGTATGATCAGGTGCTTGTCCCATGTGACCATAATGCCGAGTTGTTTGGTCGGGTTTGTGGGGATGTGCGGGTGGTGCCGTTGGGGGTTGACCGGAAGGTGTGGTTTCCTCGGGAACGGCCCAGTGGTGAGGTGTTCAGGTTTGCGGCTGGCGGGTCGTTGTGGCGACGCAAAGGGCTGGACATTGTTGTTGAAGCGTTCAACCGTTTGAAGTTACATAACGCGGAGCTGCACATCAAAGCGGCCCCTCATGCGCGTGACACCCCGACGAAACCGTTGGGGAAGAACATTTTCCTGCATCGACAGTGGATGACGTTGGATCAACAGGTGGAGTGGTTCAACGAGGCGGATTGTTATGTGGCGGTCAGCCGGGGTGAGGGGTTTGGGTTGATGCCCCTCCAAGCCATTGCGTTAGGTGTACCTAACATTGTGTCGTTGACGACTGGGCAAACCCAGTTCGCAGGGTTGGCGACCTACCAAATCTCCTGCGCCAAATCCCGAGCTGACACGGTGGGGATGTGGGACGAACCTGATTTGGGGGAAGTTATGGATGCGATGCTGGACGCATACCGCAACCGGGAACGCAACAATGTGGTGGCCCGCAAACAGGCGGCATACACCTCGAACTGGACATGGAGCAAAGCCGTGAAACAGTTGTTGCAGGCTGTCCCGACCGGGAACCTGCTGGACGACCCTGAGTGGGTCACCCCGAACGTGGAGGTGGACATCAGGGTGAAACGCCGTGTCAACGCCGACATCGGGAAACACAACTATCGGCTTGTCCCAGGCACAACGTATCGTGTCCCTGAGGGCGTGTTTCAGGTACTATCAGATGCGGATGCCTTGGAGGATCAGTGAAGAAGAAGCAGACACCGTTTTGGGACACGAAAAACCCGAAGAAGAAGTCCAGCCCGTTGACGGCGGAACAGAAGCGGATGGCTCAGGCCCGCGCCAAGAAGGCTGGTCGCACCTACCCGAACCTTGTTGACAATGCGTGGGCGGCGAAGCAATGATCGAGTATCGGGGCGAAAAGTTCGCTGGCTACAACAAACCGAAAAGAACCCCCAACGCCGCAAAGTCCCACGCTGTTCTCGCCAAAGAAGGCGACAAGGTGAAGCTGATTCGTTTCGGTCAACAGGGGGTTCAGGGGTCGCCGGAGGGGACGGCCCGCAACAAGGCGTTCAAGGCTCGCCACGCGAAGAACATCGCTAAGGGCAAGATGTCGGCGGCGTACTGGGCAAATAAGGTAAAGTGGTAGGGCTATGGCTGTACCCGCTGACCAGGATTTGACGATTACCCGTGGCGACACGGAAACCCTTGTCGTCACCATCACGTCGGATGGGTCTACCCCTATCAACATTACGGGCCGCACCTACAGGGCGCAGATCAGGTCCAGCCAGGATTCGACCACTATCAAAGCGTCGTTCACTTGTACGGTGACTTCGGGGGCGAACGGTCAGGTGACGTGTGTTCTGTCAGCTACGGATTCGGCTACTTTGCCGGTGGGGAACGCTTTTTGGGATTTGGAGGAAACCGCTAGCGGTGTTGTTTCCACGATCCTTGCGGGGAGTGTCACGGTCCTGGCAGACGTGACGAGGTAAGCCTGTGGCTACCACGCTCATCACTGTTGACCGGGGTGCTAGCAGCGCGTCGTATGAGATTACTGTTGAACGGCTGACGGCTACGGCTGGTGCTGTTGCCACCCCTGCTGTCACGGCGGTGACGGTTGATGCGGTGATCACGGTTGTGGGGACTGGTAATGCGGGGCCGCAGGGTGCGACTGGTCCCACAGGACCCACGGGTGCAACGGGTAGTGTGGGTGCGACCGGGCCGACAGGTCCGACAGGAGCGACAGGGGTTACTGGTGCAACAGGAGCAACAGGTTCGACAGGACCTACGGGCAGTACAGGTCCAACTGGACCCACAGGTAGTACAGGAGCTACGGGAGCTGTGGGACCGACAGGTCCGACAGGAGCAACTGGAGTTGCAGGTGTTACAGGACCTACGGGGCCTACGGGTCCGACTGGAAGCACGGGTGCAACTGGGGATGTCGGAGCAACAGGCCCGACTGGTGCGGTTGGAGCGACTGGTCCTACGGGGGCTACGGGGGTTGAGGGGGCTACTGGTCCTACAGGTCCTACTGGGGCTACTGGTGCTGCTAGCACGGTAACTGGTCCTACGGGTCCTACGGGGCCGACTGGATCAACGGGTTCTGTGGGGGCTACGGGTCCGACTGGGCCGACTGGTCCTGGGATTGTGTGGCGTGGTGCGTGGAGTTTTTCGACTCTGTACGCGGTCAATGATGCTGTTGAGTACAACGGGTCTTCGTATGTTGCTAACACGATAAATCAGGCGAAGGCTCCGGGTGGGTCTGAGTGGGATTTGATGGCTCAGGTTGGGGCGACGGGTCCGACGGGTCCGACTGGGGCGACTGGGGCTGCTTCGACTGTTACTGGGCCGACTGGCCCTACTGGTCCTACGGGGGCAACAGGTACAGCAGGTGCGGCTGGTGCGACCGGCCCCACAGGTCCGACCGGTCCCACGGGTGCTACAGGCGCGACTGGTGCTGCATCTACGGTGACAGGACCAACCGGACCTACGGGTCCGACGGGTCCTGCGGGGGCTGTTGGTGCCACAGGACCGACAGGACCGGAAGGTGGTTCAACAACGCTGACAACTAAGGGCGACCTGTTGACCCGCAGTGCATCAGCGTTGACCCGATTGGGGGTTGGCACAAATGACTATGTGCTGACCGCTGATTCCTCGTCATCAACTGGTTTGAAATGGGCTTCTTCTCCTAGCGTTGTTACCTCTACTACACGGCCCTCCACACCGTTCGAAGGCCAAATGATCTACGAGACAGACACGAACCGCGTGTTGGTGTATGAGGGTGCAGCATGGGTGATGATTGCGGACACCGACACACCACCCGGACTAGAACTCATCAAAGTACAATCCGTTGGGTCAGCGGTATCCAGCGTGACGATAAGCAGCTGTTTCAGCAGCACCTACGACAATTATCGTATTGTGATGACCAATTTGGATGGAAGCACCAGCACATCATCTTTGATTATCCAGCTAGTTGACAGCGGCGGAACCCCCGCCACCACAAACTATTCTCAAACAGGGTTTTACATGACGTATTCGTCAACAACAATAAATGGTTATACCCCGTCAGAATGGGCTACTAGCCTTTCGGCAACAAACTTTAGTGGCGCGTTTGAGGTTTATAACCCCTTTCTTTCTATTGCTAGTTACTTCAACACGACAGCCACGGACGATTCCTACCTTCGTGTCTACGCAGGCAAGCACACCACAGCATCGTCATACACAGGCATCAAGTTGGCCCCCAACACAGGAACCATGACTGGAGGAACTATCTGTGTCTACGGATATCGAAACACCATCTGACAACCGCCCCAACATCCAGATAGACGACCTGGTGCGGCCCATGACCGACGAAGAATACGCGGAGTGGCTTGCCCGACCCGCCCCGGAACCGTTGGCCTGATAACCCGTAGGAGGGGACATGAAAATTGCGGTCTACACAATCGCCAAGAACGAGGCGCACCACATCCGACGCTGGGCTGACAGCACCCAAGAAGCTGACTACCGGCTGATCCTAGATACCGGCTCAACCGATCACACCACAACAACGGCTGGTATCTACGGAGTGACACATGCGACACAAGTGTTTGATCCGTGGCGGTTTGACGTAGCCCGCAACCACGCCCTGTCACTACTGCCCGACGACATAGACCTTTGTATCGCCCTAGACATGGACGAAATACTGACCCCCGGCTGGCGGCAAGCCCTCGAAACCATCCCCGCCAACACCACCCGCCCCCGCTACAAATACGTTTGGTCATGGAATAACGACGGCACAGAAGGGTTGGTGTACGGAGGCGACAAAATCCACGCCCGCCACGGCTACCGATGGAAACACGCCGTACATGAGATTCTTCAACCCGTGGACATACTGGAACAGCAACACTGGGTTACTGGCCTAGAAATCCACCACCACCCAGACCCCACCAAATCGCGAGGGCAATACTTTGACCTGCTGAAACTGGCAGTCAAAGAAGAACCCTACGATGATCGCAACCAGTTCTATCTCGGCAGGGAATACTTCTATCACGGCGACCACACGGACGCGACCCGTCATCTGGTGATGGCAACCCTCCTATCGAAATGGCCCCCAGAGATAGCTGCCGCGTACAGAATGTTGTACAACATGAACCGCAACGTGACGAACCTGTACCGGGCGTTGCAGGTAGACCCATGCCGGAGGGAAACCCTCGTCGCGTTAGCGAAGCATTACCACGATGAACACAACTGGCAGGCTTGCTACCAGTACGCAAACGCCGCCCTCTGCATCATCGACAAACCGTTGGACTATCTGTGCGAGGCAGACAGCTGGGGGTGGCTCCCGTATGATCTGATGGCTGTTGCCTGCTGGCATATGGGGCATCTCCATGAGGCCCGAATACATGGTGAGCAGGCAGCCCTGCTGAACCCCACCGATGACCGCCTGAAGGCGAACCTGGTGTGGTATGGGGTATAGTCAGGGTAACCCCGTCCAAAGGAGGAACCATGTCTGCTAAGGGTGAGAAGTACAAGTCCAAGGGTGCGAAGATGAAGCACGAAAAGATGGAGGGCGGCAAGGAACGCATGATGGAGTACGGCAAGAAGAAGGCTGGCTCGAAGAAGGCGAAGAAGAAGTGAAAGGCTCCAAGAAGGTCGCGAAGGTGATGCGCGAATACAAGGGCGGCACCCTCCACTCCGGCAAGGGTGGCCCCGTTGTGAAGTCCCGTAAGCAGGCTGTCGCTATCGCCATGTCTGAGGCTGGTATGGCAAAGAAGAAGAAGGCCAAGAAGAAGTAAATGTCCACTGGTACGACCGTCATCAACAGGACCCTGAGACAACTGCTCTCAGGAACCGTTGAACAGAAGAACAAGTTGTCGGCAAGCATCAACGCCACCACCACAAGCGTTGTAGCCCTGTACGACCTTGACGGTCTACGCCCCGGTTCGGTGTTCGAGATAGACAGCGAAATGTTCTATGTCTGGTCGTCTGCCGCAGGATCAAAGACGTTGACAGTGGAACGCGGATTCAACGGCACCACAGCCGCCGCCCACTCTGCAAACGCTCTCATCACTGTCAACCCGAGGTTCCCCCGCGCCCAGATTCTTGAAGCTGTCAACGACGAACTTGCCGACCTGTCATCCCCGATGCACGGCCTGTTCCAAGTGAAATCGTTTGACCAGGATTACAACGGGTCAGACGAGTTCATCAACCTGCCGTCCATCAGCGACATCATTGATGTGGTGTCTGTCCATGTCCGCATCAAAAGCGACGAGTACCGTCAGATTCGCCGTATCAAACTGGTTCGGGACATGCCCACCGACGATTTTTCCAGTGGGTACGCCATCCGTTTCGAGCAGGACTGTGAGCAGGGCAGGCTCCGTATCGTCTACAAAGCTCCGTTCGCACAGCTGACAAGCGAAGGCCAGAACCTGTTTTCATATGCCGGTCTGCCGACATCCTGTGAGGACATCATCAATTTGGGTGTCCAGATACGGGTCATGTCGCCCCGTGAACTGAAAAGGAACTTCACCGAATCGCAGGGTGACACCCGCCGAGCTGAGGAAGTTGCGTCTGGTTCGGTGGCTGGCAGCGTCCAAAACCTGATAAGGCTTCGAAGGGACAGGATTACTGCGGAGGCGGCACGGCTCGCACGGCAGTACCCCACTTTCCTGACGAGGAACTAACCCGGTGGGACTGATTGATTTCAGCACCGCGTTCACGGGTGGCCCATCGTTTTATACGGGGACTGGCACGACTGCGCTTGTCCCTGATGTTTTTCCTGTGGCAATCAACGGTCGCCCGTATCTTGTTGATTCGCGTTCGGGGCGTTTCACCCGCCAGTTTGATGCGCGTGTCCGTGATTCTCAGGACACGTCTACCGCACCGGGGGAGGCTGCTATCAGTCCGCAGGGGTTGTGGCGCAGGGGTCAGAACTCTTGGCATTTCGGGGCGGGACAGAAATACGCTGATGTGGCAGGGTCGCAGGATTACAGGTTTTACAAGTCCAAGGGGATAAACCCGTGGACGAAGGGCCAGCTCACGTTGATGAACGCAACGAAGGTGTCGCTTGCGTCAGCGGCTACAACCTCGAACATGGTTGTTCAGGATGGCAGGGTGTATGTGTCGTTGAACGGGGATGTGAAGTACACCACCGACCCGTATGCGTCCAGCCCCACCTGGTCTGACTGCACGGGGGAACCGGGTGGCACCTGCAATGCGATGGCGACGAACGGGAACAAGATTTTTTTCGGGTTCGCGAACGACGGTATCCGTGTCCTTGATCCTGCGACATCGGTTTCTGCTATCAGCGGCACGAAGTTCATCAACACGACCGACAATTTCTACATGCTCGGGTTTGCTAAGGGTTTCATGTTCGGGGCGCATGACCATGAACTGCATCTGATTGACGCATCGGGAAGCAAGTCGCTGATTGTCACCCCGTTCGACACCACGTTCAAATGGGTTGGGGTTGCCACCGGTCAGAACGCGGTGTATGCGGCGGGGTATTCCAACAAGAAGTCGTTGGTGTACAAGGTGACCATAAAGGCTGACGGTACTTTGGACAAGGGTGTTGTCGCGTTGGAGTTGCCGACCACCGAGATTGTGTCAGCCATCTCTGGGTATCTTGGGGCGATTCTGTTGGGCAGCAACAAAGGTGTCCGTTACTGTTCAACGGATTCCAGCAACAACCTTGTGGCGGGAGCAATCATCCCGACTTCTGGTGAGGTCAAGAAGTTCAGTTCACTGGACAGGTTCTCTTGGTTCACTTGGTCGAACTATGACGGTGTTTCTGGCGGGTTGGGCCGACTTGATTTCTCCAACTTCACAGCTGCGAACACACCGGCTTTCTCAACAGACCTCATGTACAGTTCAACTGCTGACGTGCTGAATGTTGTCACGTTTGACGACAAGCATTGTTTCGTGGTGTCAGGTGTCGGCGTGATCGCAGAAGATTCCGCAAACCTTGTCTCGTCCGGGACTGTGGAAACGGGTCGCTACCAGTGGGGCATCCCAGACCGCAAGTTTGCCCCCCGGTTTGATATCCGTGTGGAACCACTCGTCGGGTCCATCTCGGCTGAGGTGTCCACAGACAACGGTGCATACACCTCCATCGGCACCCACAGCGATGCGGGCGACACCGAACACACCTTCCTCGCCCCCGAAAACAAGTTCATAGACGCTGGCTACCGTCTCACCTTGACCCGTGCTACAGCCACCACAGGCCCCACGTTCACCCGTTGGATGTCCCGCGCCTACGCAGCCCCCGCCCGGTCCCGCCTCATTTCCGTCCCCGTCCTCCTTCATTCGGTTCTGCGGGCAGGCAACAAGGATTATTTCATGGATGTCGAAGCAGAACGGGACCTGCTCGACAACCTGGTCACCAACCCTCGCATCGTTTCGTACCAAGAAAAAGGCGACACCTACTCGGTAATCGTGGAAGACATTGAATGGCAGGCTTTGGACACCTCCACCGATGACTGGCTTTGGGAAGGGACCGCGACTGTTATCATGCGAACGGTCACTGAATAGGAGACATCATGCCGAAGACACGCAGAAAGTACAAGGGCAACGCCACAGCCACCACCATCCCCGCAGGGTTGGCGGCTGGCGCATCGTCGTGTGTCATCGGGTCGGCAACAGGGTGGCCCACCTCGGGTCCGTTCTATGTGGTTGTTGACCCCGGTCTGTCATCTGAGGAAAAGATTCTGGTCGGCTCAATTTCGGGTACGACCATTTCGTCTTTGACGCGAGGTGTGGATGACACCACTGATCAAACCCATGCGGCGGGGTGCAGTATCTACCCGGTGTTCACTGCGGTGGATGCGGACGAGGCGAACGAGCTGACTTCGACGTATGCGAACCAGGGTGGCATCGTGTATCAGGGGGCTTCGACGTTCGCACAGTTGGCTATCGGTACGGCTGGTCAGGTGTTGAAGGTGAACTCTGGTGCGACCGCCCCGGAGTGGGGGCAGGTGGCGACGGCTGGTATTGCTGATTCGGCTGTCACGTCCGCGAAGATTGCTGACGGCACGATTGTTGCTGGCGACATTGCTGACTCGACTATCACGTTGGCGAAGTTGGCTTCTGCTGTTGCGAACGCGCTGGTTCCTGTCGGCACTATCGCCATGTACGGTGGTGCGTCCGCCCCAACCGGCTGGCTTCTGTGTGACGGTACATCCACGACTGGTTACGCAGCCCTTGCTGCGATTGTCGGGTCCACAACCCCCGACCTGCGGGGCCGTTTCCCGATTGGCGACAACGCCTCCCTGACCCTGCTCGGTACGGGCGGTTCGGCAACGATCGCAGAGGCGAACCTTCCGTCGCACACCCACACCATTGACCATGACCACGGTTCTGTCACATCTGGTGGCATGTCCGCAAACGCCACGCTGACGCACTCCGCCAGCACAGTCACCACCTACGGTTATGTCGGCAGCCACGACCATGAACTCTCTAGCGGAACTTTGGCAACAAGCCCTGTGGGGGGAACAAGTGTCGGAACAAGCACCGTCACGGTCGGCAACCATGACGTGTCCCACACCCACACCGTTGACTTGCCGAACTTCACCGGCAACTCGGGCAACGGTTCGGGGTCAGGCACCGCCTATTACCAGCCGTACCTTGTGGTAAATTACATCATCAAGCACGACTGACAGGGGAGAACAGAGGAACCCCCATGATGTCACTGAAGGTAATGAAGGATGTCGCAGGGCGCATCGTTGCACTGTTCCTCGTTTCTGCTGTCGGTGCTGTCACCTCGTCCGCTGCGATGAACGAACTCCAGTCCACCGTCCAGGTTCCCCTCTGGTACGCCGCATCTATGGCGGGCATCATGGCTGTCGTCAACATTGTCGGCAAGCTCGCACAGGCCGCCCTTGACGGCAAGGTCGAAGCCCACGAGGTTGACGCGATCTTCGGGGTCAAGGAGGAAACCCGTGCGGCGGTGAACGAAGCGAAGGGCGCAGCCGAGCCTGTAGTTGAAGACCCGGTTCTTTAGGGTTCTCATACTGCTGGCAGGGCTGGGGTTCCTGCTGTCATCATCGGTTTCGGCTGACACCGTCAGGGTTACCGCCAACACGGACTATTGGTTCACGTTTGAGGAACCAACCTTGTTTTCGGCCCGCACCCATTATGTTGAGGGTATCGGTTCGGACCCGCACCTGTGGTTGTACAACGCGAACAACGATTTGATTACCGCGAACGATGACTGGTTCGGGTTGCAGTCGTTCATTCAGGCTCAACTGGAGCCGGGTGTGTACCGCCTGCGGGCTGGGGTGTGTTGCGGGGACCCGAACTACTGGTGGCAGGGTGTTCAGTATGACCTGGAAACCAGTGCGGCCCTGCCGTCTACCTCCACAGAAGCCATATCAACAAGCACCACGCTGCCCCCAACCACAACGTCGGTGCTTCCAACCACCACCACTTCGACATCCACGACCTCCACTACCAGCACGTCAACGACTACCACAACAACAACAACAATCCTGCCGCCAACGACAACACTGCCACCAACGACCACAACTGTTCAACAGTCAACGACCGTGCCTTCCACCGTGGTACGGGAAACCGTACCAACCACGCCCGTACCCACAACGGTTGCCGTTCCCACCACCACGACATCCTCAACTTCCACCACCACATCTTCGACCTCCACAACGGTTCCGGTTACAACAACGACAACAACCGTACAACAAACGTCTACGACTGTTGAGGTCACACCAGAACCCACCCCAGCCCAAGCTGCTGCTATCGCCACCAACCCCGAACAGGTCGCCACCCTGACCGCCACAGAGGCCGAAGCGGTGTTCGCCGCCCTCGAAGTGGATGACCTGACCCCTGACCAGATCATCGAGCTGGTTGCCGCCGTGCAGGACGCACCTGCCGAGGTGCGTGAAGCGTTCGAGAACGAGGTGGACATCTTCTCCGGGGCGACAGACACCTACGTCCCGTTAGGTTCAACGATTCCCGTGGGGACACGCCGCACCCTGATTGTTGTCACCACCATCACCACCATCGCCGCTATCGGCGCGACCCGCAGATGGTAATGTGCCACCTATGAGGAAGTATCTCGGAGCGATATACGCACTGCTGATGTGGGCATCAGGCACCGGGTTCATTCTCATCACCTTGTCCGGGGAAACCCTCCAGAAAGCGTTGATGCTGTCCGGGGTGACCCTTGCGATCATGCTGGCAGCTATCGCTCTCGGGATCGGAATGGATGACTAGCCGTGTTTGATTGGATGTCCGACCCGCAACGTGAGGCGTATCGCCGTGCGATGGAGGACTACGACAAGTTTGCGGACATTGTTCACCACTGGAACGACGAGGCCCGACCCGAACATGACGACATCCAGTACAAGGCTGAAACTCTAGAGTTTTGGGATGGGGTGGACATTGGGATGGTGGTCGCTAACACCGGGTATCTCAGCGTAGTGTTGAACAGTCTGGAAGAAGCATTGGAGACATACGGTTCTTGGGAAGAAATCCCAGATGACTACGACTTTGGCGGCGATGACCGCGAACCGTTTGACTATGATGACGGGAACCCTACGGGGTGGATATGCGACAAATGCCAACAGGAGGAAGACGATGCCGGGACGTAAGTACACAGGGAACAGCGACGGTCTGAGCAGGACCGGGCTGCGCCCCGGCACGAAGAAGTTCATGGACCTTGCCATCAAGGAGTACGGCCTGACGAACCTGGGTGGTTTCGTGAACCGTTCGATGAACAACCCGAAGGCGAAGAAGGGCGACCCAAAATGGCTGTCTGTTCACGCTACGGGCAGGGCCTGCGATCTTGGGTACAAGGACCGCAAGAAGGCGATGGAACTGTGGCACATCATGCTGGAAAACTCCCGTCTGTTCCAGCTGGAGGAAGCCCACGACTACGCCTTCGATGAGGACAAGACCGACAAGGAAAAGGGTTGGGGTCGCGGCTATCGCTGCTCGCGTGGCGAAGGCGATGCGGGCGTGAAGATTTACGACGAGAAGGACAACGCCGGTTCGCAGGGCGGACGCTGGCTACATTTCGAACTGGCACCAGCGATGGCTGACGATCCGGGCAAGGTCACTGCTGTCTGGAAAAAGATTCACGGACAGGCATGAGGTATGCGGCCCTGGCAAGCAGTTTTCTTTTTGGCATCTGCTTTTCTGTATGCCTGTTTTTTTCTCTCGTATATCTTGAAGTGAAGGACAGACCATGACTGTTGCCCAGTGGATCATCACAGCTGGCGGTGTGGTAGCCGCCCTCGGAATCATTTGGCGCGGTGTTGTGTATCCTGTCGTGAGATGGGGTAAGCGCATCGAGAAGGCCGTGTCGTTTGTTGAGGCGAACATGACGAACAACGGTGGCGCATCGTTGCGTGACGCAATCGACCGCATCGAGGCACGTCTCGCGGCTGTGGAAAAGATTCCGCAAAGTTCTACGGTTCGCAAGAAGGCTGCACCGAAAACCAAGTAGTAATCTGACGAGTCCTATGACCCGTCAAGATGTTGAACTGCTTCTGAAATACCTGATGAAAACCCCGGTTCTGCCGAACGACCAGGACCAGTTCATTCGGGCGGTGGAACGCCTCGCAGCCTTGCTGAATAAGGGAAAACAAAGGGCGTGACACCCTGTTGCTAGGGTTCCCTGCATGGATCACAACTGGTTGACCTGCCCCGACTGCGGTAACTCATGGCCCGAAAAAGAGTCACGGTACTGTGCCGTGTGCGGAACGAAAGGGGACCCCGATGGAAGCGAGTGACTTCCCTGTTGTCATCCTGAAATGGGCTGACGCTCACGCCTCGTCTGGCGGGTGGCTCACCCTCGAAGACTATGAAGATGACGGCGAGTGCATCGTCACCACCATCGGCTATCTGGTGCCAGCTGACGCACCGGGCGGCAAAAAGGATCATGTGTCGGTGTGGCAAACCATCACCGACGGTGAGGGCATCCACGGGTTCCATGTCCCGGTCGGGATGGTCCGGAACATGACGGTGATTCCCACAGAAAAAATCGTGTCAGACCTTGACACACCCTCTGCGTAGCCTGTACCTTACCGTTCAACAAGAAAGAAGGGGTTATGACACTCAATCGTTACCGCATCCCGAAACCGGAACACGGCGGGCAGGAATGGCTGAACATCAGGTTCCGTGACGAACACGGCAACAAGCGGGTTTCCGCGTCAGCTGTCGCCGCTATCTACGGTCTGCATCCGTTCGTGCCGATGGACAAGTACGCCGCCGAACTGCTCGGGGATGTCGCACCGTCCCCAATCCCGCCGAACCCAGCAATGGAACGAGGCAACCGTCTCGAACCGTTTGTTCTGGACTGGGCTTCCGACAAGCTCGGGTTGGTGTTTGACACACCCGAAGAAATGTTCGCCGCTGATTCTGCGAACGGGGCGCGTATGGTCGCCACCCTGGACGGTCTGTGGGAACAGGACGGGAACCGCAAGGTGCTGGAAATCAAAACCACCACCCGCAAATGGGAAGGCCGCCTGCCGGACTATTGGCGTATCCAAGGCATCCAGCAAGCCATCTGCGCCGATGTGAACCAAATCCTGTGGGCCGTGTTCGACCCGTCCATGATTCTTCACATCCATGTCCAGCACGTCACCGAGGCAGAGATGGATGAGCATGTCGCCGCCGTTGAGAACTGGTTGAACAGCATCGAGTTGGGTATCACCCCGACCGGGGTGCGCTGGTCGTATGAGACGGTCCAGACCCGCTACAAGGAATCGTTGAACTCAACGAGTAACATTGATCCTGTCCACAAGGATTTGTTTGACCAGTTGCGTCATGTCCGCAGCGAACTGGATTCCTACAAGAAGTTGGAGGACGATTTGAAAGCACAGATTTGTGAACTGATGGGCCAGTCCGACACGGCTGTGATGAACGGGTACACGGTTGCCACATGGAAAACCCAGGTGCGTGAAACGTTTGACAGCAAAGCGTTCCGTGAAGCACACCCGGAACTGGCACTTCAGTTCACGAAACAAACAACAACACGTACATTCCTTCTGAAAGGGGACAAGTAATGACAGAGAACACCAGCCAGCTCCGAAAGGTGCTGAACGACTATGCGGTCCCGGACCCGAAGATTGTGGGGAAACTGCCGAAAGGTGGGGCAACCCTCGATTTCGTGGGTCATGCCGACATCACCCGCATCCTGATCGAGATTGACCCGCACTGGCGGCTCGTCCCTATCGCATGGGAGAACGGTCGTCCGGCAGTCAACATCGTGAACGACATGGCAACGATGTGGTTCGAGATGACCCTGCTCGGGCAGGCCCGTCTTGCTATCGGCACCGCGAAGGCGAACAGCATGGATTTGGACAAGGTGCTGTACGGTGACGCTCTCCGTAACGGGGCGATGCGTTTCGGTATCGGCTTGTCGTTGTGGACGAAGCAGGAATGGAACGATCTGGATCATCACACCCCGGCGAAGCCTGCCCCGCGCCAGACGGGGACAGCAGCGAAGCCTGCGGCACCGTCGCAGACCCCGAAGCCGACAGCACCACTGTCCGATGAGCAGGTCGCACAGTTCCGTGCGGCATGTGAAGCAAAGGGGCTGGACGCTGACAGCGTGGCAGAGGCGGCAGGTATCGAGCCGGGTGCGGTGTGGGTGCAGGCGCATCTGTCCGCGTTGAGGGCCACGTTCAAGGAACTGGTGGGCTGACATGGCTAACAAGAGAACTGTTGACCCGACCGCTTCTGAGGCTTCGTCAAGGATTGTGGGTATCCGTATGACGGACACCCAGATTCGGCAGGTTGAGGAACTGTGCGTGAAGCTGGGAATCAAGCGGTCTGTGTTGATTCGTGATTTGATTCGCCACGCCTACAACGAGGCGTTCATGCCGGAGGCTTTTTGATGGGTGCGATGGAAGACGAAGCGAAGAAACTGAACGAGGCGTTGCACCGTCAGTTCACCACCGAGTTGACGTGGGGTATGACCCGTGACATTGCGACGTGGGCTGAGAAGGTGGCGTTGCTGGAGGAACGAATCAGGGAACTGTCCGCTGAGGTGACCCGGTTGGCGAACGAACTGGCCCGCAAGTATGAGTAAGAGGAAACACCGTTCGCCTTCCAATATTCGCGGCACTGAAAGACATTTCCGCAAACGAAAAAATTATTTGGATTCAGCGATTGATGAGGTTTTTCGTAATCAGCGGGCAGAAGAATGGGAGCGACGAAAAGGCAAAAGAAATGAGTAAGGCGAAACAGAAGGGGACTGCCGCTGAGACTGCGGTGGTGAAGTTCCTGCAAGACAACGGGTTCCCGTATGCGGAACGCAGAGCGTTGCACGGGACAGTCGACAAAGGTGACATCACCGGTTGCGGGCCTGTTGTGTTCGAGGTGAAGAACCATGCGAAGATGGATTTGGCTGGCTGGCTGAAAGAACTAGCAACTGAAACTGTGAACGCAAAAGCTGACACTGGTTGTGTTGTCGCCAAGAAACGTGGCACCACCGATCCTGCCGACTGGTATGCGGTGCTGCCGTTCGAGTGGATGGTCAAACTGTTGAAGGAGGCAGGGTACTGATGGACACCTGTGAATGTGAATATCCAGGGTTGGCGCGGTGCCGATGTTCGGCCCGATACGACGAACGCTGCGATTACTGCGACTGGCAATGGGACCATGAGTGTCCCGGTATAGAAGGGGAAAACGAGGATGCCGAGGAATCCTGACAACTGGCGGCACGGGGTCAACCGTTACCGTCAACACAAATGCAGATGCGATGAGTGTTGCGCCGCATACGCCGAGTATCGGACGAAGCTGAGGAAGAACCCTGAGGAATCGTTCCTGATCAATGCGGAGCCGTTGATTCGGTTCATTGAGAAGATGGAGGCCCCGGTGCCTGCGTCCACCCAACAGACGTTCGCTAGGTGGCGTGAGAAAGGTGTTGATGTTTTTGTGGCGGATCGGCATTGCTGTAAGCGTGGTGTTCACCCGTGGGAAGTGTTCGGTGACAGCTGGTTCGAGATAGGGATGACGGCGTGATGCAGATTGTGGTTGAACTGGACGAGTATGAACTGGCTCACGCGGCGATGGCTGGTTGTCAGCGTCGTATTGCGTCCATCAAGAGGAACCGTCCGCAGGTGTACGGGGCTGGTGACCGGAAAAACTATTGGCAGATTGACATCATCGGGATGATTGCGGAGTATGCGGTAGCGAAAGCGTTTGATAGGCATTGGCAGCCTGCGACGAATCAGCGTCTGGCGGATTTGCCTGGTGATGTGGCCCATTATCAGGTTCGGTCGACGGAGCATCGGGATGGGCATTTGTTTATTCACCCGGATGACAAGTCTGCGCCGTACATTCTTGCAATCGTTGTTGAACGCCATGTGTTGTTGGCTGGCTGGTGCCATAAGGAGCATGGGTCGTTGTTGGGTGTGATGAAGTCTGCGGATACGTGGTGGGTGCCGCAGGAGGCGTTGTTTGGTTTTGATGAGTGGCCTGATCCGGTGGTGTGGTCGGACACGGTTCGTGCGAGGGGCTAAACTCTCCTGATTCGTTTCACAGTTAGGAGTTGTATGGCCTGAATCTTGCCCTGTCCCCCGTCGAAAGGAACCCCATGCGTAAAACCGCTGCTGTTCTCACCTTGTCCTTGTCCACCACAATCCTCTCATTGGGGCCTGTAAGCCCCGTAGAGGCGAGCAAACCGTCCGAGGGTACGGTCACCACCCTTGACCTGTCGAGGCGCAAATACGGTGCCATCCTCCCCGATAAGTATTACGATTCGTTGGCGCAGTGCGAAACCGGCGGCAACTGGAACCACTCCACCCGTTCCTACACAGGCGGCCTCGGCATCCACCGCCAAACCTTCCGTCGCTGGTCAAAATACAAGTCAGCCAAAGGGCTAACCCCCCGCCAACAGGTCCGGGTCGCAGACGCAATCGCGTTCTCCGGGTACACCACCCGCACCGGTGAACACGTGTGGAGAGTCGGCCCGTGGGGCTGGGGGTGCCTCCGCAAATCCCCCCACCTTCAGGCATACATCTGCCGATCAAACCACCCCAAAGTGCAACGCTGGAAACGCGGATGCTAAGTTTCCCACAGGCGGGGGAAAAACCTGGGGGCAACCATGCACATCACCTACACCACCAGCCAACGGTTCTGGTCCCGCGTCAACATCGGCCCACCCGACCAATGCTGGGAATGGCAAGGCTCACGCCGAGGCGACTCCTACGGTCAGCTCTACATCCTCGGCAAACACCGTGCAGCACACCGCGTAGCCCACTACCTCACCCACCTTGACTGGCCCCCGGTAGTCCGCCACAAATGCGACAACCGCACCTGCGTCAACCCGAACCATCTCGAAGGCGGAACCCAAACCGACAACATGCGAGACGTGATACAACGCGGACGGCACTGGAACCTCAACAAAACCAGCTGCCCCGCAGGCCACATCTACGACACACCCAACACCTATACTCGCCCGAACGGATCACGAGAATGTCGCACATGCAGAAGGGAAAGAAAATGGCGAAACAAATCTGGACCTGCCACCGATGCAACACCACAGTAACGCTCTACATCACACCCTCCCACACACCGACACACCGCTGTGCTAAGAAATCAAACCAAATCCTGCCGTTGACCGAAACGGCACCAACAAAAGGGGAAACCCATGAGCAATAACATCACCGTCACCGGCAAACTCGGAAAGGAACCCGAACTCCGGTTCACACAGTCAGGGAAAGCCGTCGCAGAGTTCTCCATTGCGGACACCTACGGCAAGGACGACAAGAAGAAAACCACCTGGCACAACTGTGTCGCGTTCGGTCAGCTCGCAGAAAACATCTGTGCGACACTCCGCAAAGGTTCGACCGCTATCGTGTCGGGCCGTTACGAACAGGATGAGTACACCAAGAAGGACGGCACCACCGGAAAAACCACGAAAATCATCGTGGATGAGTGCGGCCCGTCTCTGCGGTGGGATGTGTACCTGAAGGACCAGTCAGAGAAGGTGATGGCACAGGTCGGCAACATCGGCAGACCTATCCCGGCAGCATCCCCGTTCGAGGACGAAGAACCGTTCTGATGCGTGTTCTCAGCCTGTTCTCAGGGGTGGGCGGGTTTGACATGGGACTCGAAGCGGCGGGCATGACCACCGTGTTCCAATGCGAAATAGACCGCCACGCCCGCACCGTCCTTGATCATCACTGGCCTGACATCCCGAAATGGGATGATGTCACAACCCTCACCGGGCGGCACATCTTGGACCACACCGATGGTGTTGACCTTGTGGCGTGGGGTTCACCCTGCCAGGACCTGTCGCTCGCAGGGAAACGAGCAGGACTGTCCGGTGAACAATCCGGTTTGTTCCATGAAGGTATTCGAATCATCAAAGAACTAAGGGAGTTGAGCAATGGACGGTATCCAACCTGGTCTGTTTGGGAGAATGTTGTCGGAGCCTTATCGTCCAACGGAGGTGCCGACTTCGGGGAAGTCCTCTACGAAATGGATGAAGCAGGGGCGTGTTTCTCGGAGTGGGCCGTGCTGGATGCACAATACTTCGGAGTCCCCCAGAGGCGTAGACGTGTGTTCGTCGTCTCTTGCTTTGATTCTGCAACCGCCGCAGGATGTCCCGACAAAATACTTGTTGTCGGCGAAAGCGGCGGAGGGGATTCTGCGAAGGGCAAACAGGCGCGGGAAGACTTTGCCGCCGAGGTTGCAGACAGCTCTGGAACAGGTAGCCAACACGGTTACACCGACGACAATGGAGTCCTCCGAGGAACAGTGACATCGAAATGGCACAAAGGTGCCGGTGGACCAGCAGGTGACGAGGCATACAACTTGGTTGTTGAACAGTCTCCGATCGTGTTCAGTCACACCCAAGGAATTGATGCACAACCATCCGAGATACACACCCCAACCACGCGGCGAGAAGGCAACGGGATGGCAATAGCCGTACCGTTCACCCCTGGGAGCATCGGTGGGTACGTGGATGGTGTTGGCACACTTCGAGCGTCCGGTGGCGACCTCGGGGGGGGGTCAGAAACATTGTTGGTCCACTCCAAGCCCGTGACTATAAAGGTGTCGGGAACCAGTACGTGATGGAGAACAAACTTGTGGTTCACGAAATCTCGCCGCGCACAGAATGACCAAGACTATGAAACTTGGATTGTGGGGGGGGTGTCACCAACATTGAATGTGTTTGATAATGCTCATGAAACCAGGGCGACAGTCGTCATAGCGTTTGATGGCTATAACCAGTCCGTAACAGAAGATGTGTACCGGGCGTTGCGTATCGGTATTGACTCAGGAGATTGCATCATGGAACCAACAATGCAGGTCCGCCGCCTCACACCCATCGAATGTGAACGCCTCATGGGATGGCCCGATGATCACACTGCTATCGGAACCAACGGCCCCATCTCGGACACGAACCGCTACAAAATGTGCGGCAACGGTGTTGCCAGTCCGGTCGCACAATGGATCGGTGAAGCCATCATGCAAATAACGACAGGCACCCCTACATCAACAAACTGGAATCTACCCCCAGCTCCGCCGTCCGATGCCACCCCCATTGACACCCGCAACGCATTACGTGACCCCGAAAAACTGGATGCGATGAATCGTCAAGGACTCGGAATCGGACGTACTGGTGATCCGTCCCCAACAGTGACGGGTGCTTTCGTTCCTGGCGTGTTCCAACCTTACGATTCTCACCCCGATGCTGAGCCACGCTCATTCATGGACATGTACCTTGATCAGCTCGAAACGGAACGCCGTTCCGATGCTAACCCCAAATGAGTAGCCAAGCGTGGCGTGATCGGGCAGCCTGCCGGGGGGTGAACATCTCGGTGTTCTTCCCGGAGATTCCACAGGGGGATTCCTCAACGTGGCATTGGCGGCAGGCCCGCACCTACTGTGAGGGTTGCACCGTCAAAGCTGACTGTCTCGCGTTCGTGCTGCCGTTCGAGGCTGAGGCGGGCCGCCGGAACGGTATGTGGGCCGGTATGACCCCGAAAGAACGTGACGCGCACACCGCCCAACCGTTGACGTTGCGCCTACGGTAACCGCCCCCATACATGCGAGAACCCCGCCACCGGGAAGGGGGAACCGGGGCGGGGCCTCACAGGGGAGAGTATCACATGGTCAGTAGGTGTCGATCCTCCACTCATGCGCGTAGGTCATTGTGCTGTTCTCGGCTGCCAGGGTGGCAGCGTCCCGACTGTGAAACCGGGTGCCTAGCTTCTTCTCTTTCCGCCATGCCCACACTTCGGTGCGGGAGTAACGGAACCATGCGACGGCCCGCCCGCCCACCACTTTCGCAATTACGTAGCGGGTGTGTGGGCGTTGCCTGCGGATCATTTGTGCCGCCGTTCGAGAGCTTTCACGTTCGGGACCACGAACGCCGCCCCGACTGCCTGCACTATGAGAGCCAGCCCGAAATAGTTGTCTGCCAGGGGAACCCCGGCGAACATCAGTAGGAACCCGAACGCGATACCCCAGCCGTACAGGCGGCGCGGGTGTGGTATGCCTTGCCGGTCCCGCATTGCTTCGGTCCGTTCCGCAAGGGTGCGCGGCATTGGGGTCCCGTAGGACGGGTGCCAGTCCGGGCGGCG